AAATTAAAAAACGATGGTTTGCGGCTTGTAACAAAGTCATGGATAACTGGGCAAGGACAAGCTAATGGCTGATACACGTACACTCAAACTTTCATTACTCGCTGATGTTAATAAATTTTTGGCTGGTATGGATAAAGCCGATAACAGCACAAAATCATTTAGTTCATCCATCGGTAAATACTCAAAAGCCATGGCCAAATCATTTGCCGTTGCAGGTGTAGCTGCAGGTGCATACGCAATCAAGATCGGTGTCGATGGCGTAAAAGCAGCCGTAGAGGATGAACAATCCCAGTTACTATTAGCGAAAGCCTTACAAAACACAACCAAGGCAACCGATGCTCAAATACAAAGCATGGAAAGTTTTGTCACTACGCAACAATTAGCCTTTGGTGTAGCAGATACAAAGTTACGCCCGGCAATCGCAAACCTAGCTAGAGCAACTGGCGATTTAGGCAAGGCGCAAGAGCTGACAAACCTTGCGATGGACATATCTCAAGCCACAAATAAAGATTTAGAAAGCGTGTCACTTAGCCTAGCTAAGGCTTACACAGGTAATTTTGGTGCGCTTACTAAATTAGGTATTCCATTAGATGAAAACATTAAAAAATCAAAAGATTTTAATTTAGTCCAAGAGGAATTAACAAAATTATTTGGTGGAACAGCCAAGAAAAATACAGAAACTTATGCAGGTCAATTAGCCATTGTCACCGAGCGATTTGGTGAAATGAAAGAATCTATTGGTGTGGCCTTATTGCCAGCCATGAAAAGTTTGCTTGAGCAGGTAAACATGGCTGCTAAAGCATTTAGTGGCGAGGATGCTCAAGGCTTAAGCAGTCGAGCTAGAGAACTAGCTGGAACTTATGACGGCCAAGGCGGCGGTGCTTACAACTTAGGTTTGGCATTAAAAAATGTAGCCAATTCATTTAGCAATGTTTTTAAAGCACTTAATGGTTCAGATGCTAATGGTGCTACAGATAATGCGCAATCATTTGCAAATGCCTTAAACAATGTCGCAGGGGCAATTAACGCAGTGGCAAATGCTTACACTAAAGCAAAAAAAATTGGCGGGGCAATTTTAGATTTCATTGAAATTGGTGACGGTGGATTAAAGTTTGCTGATACCGATTTGGGCAAGGCTCTTGGCTACACTAAGCGAGCAGCTGGTGGCCCGGTATCTGCTGGTCAGGCTTATCGTGTAGGTGAGTTTGGGCCTGAAACTTTTGTGCCGTCTGGTTCTGGATCAATCCGTAAAGATATGGCTGGGTCAGGCGTGACCATAATCATGAACGGTGTTATTGACGGTGAGTCTGCTCGCCGTAGCATCGAACGCCTACTGCAAGACTCCTCACGCCGTACAGGGGCAGTAAATCTAGTCGGGGCTACATTGTGACCAGTTACGATCCATACCCTACTGTGACCTTTGGTGGGGCTACAAAATACGCGGATAACACGATCTCATCTATATCAATCCGATCTGGCCGTAATGATGTAACCACCCAGCCACAGCCCGGGTTTGCTTCAATTAGCCTCTGGACAGATGCCAGCGATCCTTTATCAGTTGCCTTGAGTCAATCTGTGTCAATCTCAATAGACAAAGGTACATCAGGCACACAGGAAATTTTTGCTGGCATTATTTCTGACATTGATATAAGTCTGCAAGCCTATGGATCAGATGGTTCAATAGCCATTTACACCATTACTGCCGTTGGGCCATTATCGCAGCTCAACCGTCACTTAGTCGGTGGCAGTAACTACGCAAAAGAGTTTGACGGCACAAGAATTTTAAACATTCTCAGTGAAGCATTTTTGCAATCATGGTCAGATTTAAGTCTTACATTGACTTGGGATGGATTGCCTACCGAAACAACTTGGGCTAGTTATGATGCAACTAATGTTGCTATGGTAGATAACTTAACTGCCAATGTTGATGTACCGGGTGTTTACGAATTGATGGCTTACACAGGTGGCGAGGATGATGCTTATACACTTGCCACACAAGCTGCTAACTCTGGCCGAGGTGTACTTTGGGAGGGTGGCGATGGCGATTTACATTATGACGATTATGCAAGCCGATCCAGCGCGAGCCCACTGACTCTCACAGCTGATGACATTCTTGCCCAAGGCTTAAGAACATCAGCACAATGGGGCGAAATTGTAAACGATGTGAATGTAACATATCGGGCTGGTACAGAAAACGCCAGAGATGAAAACTCGATTATTCAGTACGGCCAGTTGTCTGGAACTCGTACAACTCAATTACACAACAGCGTTGATGCTTTGGCGCAAGCACAAGATTTTTTGGAATCTCGGGCATACCCAAGAATGTACCCGGAAACAATAACAATACCTCTACACAGTCCAACTGTAAGTGATGCCACTAGGGATGCACTAGCCGCTGTCTACAACGGCCTACGGGTTAGCACAACCGCCTTGCCAACAGTCTTTGGCACAACGTTTGACGGCTTTGTTGAGGGTTACACATGGAACTTGACCAGATACACCGCTGAACTAGCTTTGACTTGCTCGGCATACTCGGAAACTTATTTGAGCATTATCTGGGATCAAGAACCACCAACCCTGACATGGGCAGGGTATACTTTACCTACACAGGAATGGGATGATTTATAATGGCAACTACTACCAATTATTCGTGGACTACCCCGGATAATACCGCCTACGTCAAAGACGGGGCATCAGCAATACGCACCCTTGGCAGTTCCGTAGACACTACTTTGTTCACTGCATTAGGTTTCAACTACCCGGGTTTGCGTTTAGTAAAAAAGCAAACTATTGGCACAACCGTTTCCTCTGTTGCTGTTACTAGTGCATTTAGTGCTACATACGAAAATTACAAAATTGTCGTATCTGGCGGTACTCACAGTACAGGTGGCATTATTACATTAGCGCTAGGTGCATCAGTTACCGGCTACTACAATACTTTAGTTTATGGAAATAGTTGGGCTACACCAACAGCTACAGGCGCAGCAACAAACAATGGTGCAGCATGGAACTATGCTGGTTTTGGTGACGCTAATCAGCAAATGTTAAATTGCGATATTTCATCACCATTTTTAAGTAAATACACATTTATTAGTGGAAATTATGTCAGCGATTCAAACGCGGGCGCTGTTCAAGGTGTTCATAAAGTTGCAACTTCTTACACAGGTTTCACATTGACTCCAGCTGCTGGAACAATGACTGGTGGAACAATTTATGTTTACGGATACGGAGCAAGTTAATGAGCAAGCCAAACATACAAATTGATGATGAAGTACGCGAAATGACTGATGATGAATTTGCAATTTATGAAAAGCAAATTGCAAATAGTCCTGCAAAAATTGATGAATAGTCATGGCATTACCAATTAAGAATGGCAAGGTTAGCGTTCCATTTGGTAAGGCTGGGCCAAGATGGTCAACTGGGGCGCACACAGGCGTGGACTTTGCAGTACCAGTTGGCACACCAGTGCTTGCAGTAGCTGACGGAACAATCGTTAATGCGAACTGGGGCAAGGCTTACGGCAACCAAGTGATTCAAAAGGTCGCTGGCGGCTATGTCATTTACGCACACCTAAACGCAGTTAGAGCCAAGCCCGGCATGGTTGTAAAGAAAGGCCAGATCGTTGGCGAATCTGGTAACTCTGGCAACTCAACTGGCCCACATCTACACCTAGAGCTACGCGACAACATCCAATGGTCAGCAGGCAAGGCTAAAGACCCAAAGGATTTACTAAAAGCATGAGATTACTTATTATCAGAGCCTTGTCTTTAGCCCTATACACAGGCCTAAGCACATTAGGACTTTCAACAGTGCTCGGCATTGAGCCATTAAAAGCAGCTGCCATGGCTGCCATTGTGCCATTGGTATTTGTATTACGGGCTACGGCTAAAGGCCTTATAGATGATGGAAAACTAGATCAATCCGAAATAGATGAAGCCATAAATGCCGGGACAAAGCCCGAGTGATATGTCTGGAATTATTAACGCTGGCGCAGTTGCTGGGGCACTAATAGCCATACTCACACTCTTGGGCATGATTGTCCGTTATGCGGTTGTTATACCAATTAAGGCTTATATCGACAAAATGACCTATGCCATTCAGCCTTTAAATAATGGGGGATTATCCCTTACCGACTTGCATAATAAAGTTGATGCACTACATCTAGTGGTCAGAGAACATTTGAACACAAGCCATGACACGCCTATTTTCTCAAAGTGCTTGTGCGAGTCCTGTGTGACGTGCTAAAACTGTTCTTGTAGCCGCCAAGGGTTACAACTAAGAATAGGAAATCAGGGCATGCTAAACACATATAGATTAAATGAACACGTTTATCTATCGACAGATAAAAAAGAAATCGCATTATTTGAACAAAATGATGCAGGTACTTGGGACGTATTTGTACCACTTCTAAACAAATACATTGCAGAGGAATTAGATACCTTTGATCAAGCTGAGGGCACAGCCTTTCAGTGGTTAAGTCAGGTGTCAGCATGATTACTATAATCGGATTTGCGCTATTTTTTATTACTGGCTGCCTAGTTGGTATGGCTGTAGAAAATGACCATAACAAACAAAAGCAAATGAAACGGGCTAAGGCTCGTCACCCAGTTGGATCATCGATAGAACAGCAAATGGCTCGTGATGGGTGGAAAATCTAATGGCATTTGACCTATCAAATTACGTCACAGTAGCCGAACGTGTTGCAGAGTTTTACGCACGTTTTCCAGATGGCTCAATCCAATTTGAGTTTATGGGTGTAATGGATGGCGACCCAATGAAAATGTGGGGTGTGGCCAGAGCCTATCGATCAGCTGATGATCCGCTGCCGGGTATCGGTACAGCATCGGAATTCATTGTGGGCAAGAGTCCCTACACAAATGGATCAGAACTGCAAAACCTTGAAACAGCCTGTTGGGGTCGCGCATGTGCCAGCCTGAACATTGGCACGTCAAAAGGCCTTAGCAGTAAAGAGGAAGTTATCGGAAGTCGAGAGCGACAAGCACCCGGCCCATCCAAACCAAAAGAGGTGGTGCAAGAGCCACCCAGCGAAACCATGGAAGCCGACCCATGGTTACCTCCATCAACCATGGATGAGGGCATAGACAAACCTTTAGTGCCGCTTTGCTTGCATGGACCAATGACTAGACGTAGTGGTATTGGCAAGAAAACAGGCAAGCCATACGCTGGTTATTTTTGTGACAATGAGCCACAATGCGATCCAAAGTTTGATCGCTCATGAACAGTGAACATTTTGAAGCGTGGGTAACTGACGAGGTTGTGCCTACAACTATTGAAAACATAATTGGATTGTCAAAAAGAATACAAATCTGTTACAACCTGATAAACAAATTGCCTTTAGGTGAATGCGATTGTTCAACCTATGAATTGGCTGAATTTGGACACAGTTGCCTATTAGGAATTGCGGAAACAATGCAGGAAATTGGTGAAGGGATTTACGGCAAATGAGCCACGACCACAGCAAATACTGTCACTGCGTATGCACTGACTTAATCGACCTGCAGTCAGCTATAGAAATGGCCCGGGCTATCCACATCCAATATCAGCCACCTACCAAGCCTTGTTTGGTGTGTAATACCGTTGATGCTGCATGTGATAACTGCAAATGGAATAAAGATTGCATTATTTGTGGTGAGGTATGGCCTTGCGAAACATTTAAGATATTGGATCACACAGCACCATGAGCCGCTGGGAACTGGAATTTCAAACAACATTACTTAGATTGCTAAGGATGACAAGGGATTTAAGAGGGCATGATTGCGAACATTGTGGCAAATTGCTTAACGAGGTTTACACATGCCTATCAAAAGAAATAGATGCTGTACGTGAGAGGAGTCACGATGGATAATAAAGATGCCATGTTTGTTTCAATACTAAAGAAACTATATGGGGCCTATGAAGCGTTGCCGTACTTCGCAGAGAGCTGCGAGATTTGCATGGAAACACTTAACCCGGTGGACATTGGTGTTGATCCATACACAAACACACGAACTTGGATGACTAAATGCTGTGGTGAGGTTAATACTTACCAGCAAAAGTTAAGCCCACAAATATAAAAACTAGCCAGTAGTTGGAGTGGTTCTTGATCCCTCGTCCGGACTACTGGCTAGTCCCTAAATACTAATAGCAATACCTGACAAATGTCTAGGCAAGACTAAAACTGCTGGCTGCCTTATCAGCTGCTAAACCGCCGTTAGATGGCGTGTCTTGGTATGCCTGATTGAGCATACAAAATGCAGAAATGCGAGCCTATAAACATCATTTAAAACGAACTGCCTAAATGATTTCCCCAAGTGTTATAGGCACAAGGCGCAGTTGAATTAGTTGTAGTGGCTAATTCCCTTTACAAGCGAAACTTATACGGTGACGGGTGTGGATCGGCTCGCTAAGAGCCAATCCTGCTCACTTACCGGTTCTGGGTGTGAATCATCTTAAAATAATTACATGGAATCAAGAAGTGATAAATGGGTTCAGGTTAGACAATCTGAATTACTTAAATACGTCAATGGAGTAGAGATGTTAAGTAAAGACCACACACACTTACAACAACAATTCAATGATGCCAAAATGATTGCTGGAATGATTGACAGAACTTGGAAAGAAAGACTTGATGAATTAATGGATGCCATTATTGATTTACATCCATCATTTGGTAATAAATATAAAGATGGCATGATGGCTGCATACAAACTGATGCAAGGTAATGAGGATTAGACATGCTTGACGTTAATTCCCCAAAGGGTCAGGAATCGCTAGAACACGAATTAAGAGCTGTACAACTATGGTCACACCATTACACAGACTTCACTTATGTACATACGCCTAAAGACGGCCCAGCATTAGTAGATGCGGTCATAGTGGACAATGACACCAATGTTGTAGCCGTAGTAGAGCAAAAGTCCCGGAACATGAGCTTTGAACAGCTGCAGAAATGGAACATGGAATGGCTTATTACGATGGATAAGATCGAGGCTGGTCGTTATGTAGGAAACGCTTTAGGTGTGCCATACATTGGCTTCTTGTATTTGATACCGGATGATTTGCTAATAACTCAAAAGATTAGCGACAAAGACGGCAAATGGACATGCGAGTTTCGTACAGACATAACCGAAACACAAGAAACTATTAATGGTGGCAAGATTGAAAGATTAAATGCCTACATTGATGTATCAGGGGCAAAACAAATAAGGCAGGGCTAATGACAATACTTGCGGGACTTACGCATGGCGGCAAGGTTTACATGGCTGCTGACCGGGCTATGTCAGACAGTAACTTCATTAGTCCATTGGCCAAGCCTAAAATTCGCAAAGTCGGCCCGTATCTAATTGGATACAGTGGGTCATTGGGTACAGGGCAACTGACAACATTTGCTACCTACCCGGACATAAATACACATAATTTAGAATCATGGATGCGTATGCAATTCTGTGGGGCATTACAAAGAGCTGCAGAGGAATTCAAAATAGACATAAATACTGATGACAATGGGGCAGACATACTTGTAGGGATTGCTGGCAGATTATTTGAAATAAGCACTATTGATTGGTCAGTAGGGGAATATAACATGATTGCTACTGGATCAGGCTTTCCATTTGCCATGGGTTCATTACATGCCACACGTTTTACTAATGATCCACAATGGCGGATTAGAGAAGCTGTGGGGGCTGCTATAAAGTACAGCCCATCATGTGTAGGCCCGATAGACGTATTAGTTAATTAACAAATAGGAGTAACACAATGACACCAAATGAATTGGCAGACAGCGTTAGTGCAACCATCAACATCCTTAGATCACGCATCCTAGGTGTAGGCGCTCAAGAGTATTCACAGGGCGATGTACAACATGTAGAGACGTTGAGTCATAAAGAGTTAATGATTAATGCTGTTGAGGAAATAGATGATGCATTGGTGTATTTAGCCCATCTAAGGACAAGGCTGGCATGCTTAGGTGCTGACCTAGACGATGAGTAAGGCACACGCTCGAGGCACAGATACCCAGTGGCGTAAGCTGCGTGAGGCATGCTTTCGGGTATGGGGTAAGACGTGCATGTACTGCGGTGATCGAGCAACAGAGGTAGATCACATCATTGAGGTAGCAATAGGTGGAAGCAATAGCATTGATAATTTGCAACCACTTTGCAAGCCATGCCACCTAGCAAAGACAGTTGCATTTAACACTGTGCGCCCCTCACAAGGCCATAGGGGTGTTTTTTTAAGCCGTCTGCCAC